AAGTTAGTAGAGAATATTATACATACTTTTAAATTCTACTATACCGATGTTTCGGATATAGAAGACTTGAAATTAGAGATAGTATCTGTATTAGTGGAAGAAAAAATACATAGGTTTGATCCTTCCAATGGAGCTAAAGCCTTTTCTTATTTTCAAACTATAGTAAAAAGGTGGCTTATTAATTATAATAACAAAAATTATAAAAAGCTTAAGCAAGTAGGATCTTTCGACGATATGGAAGATTCCTATGAGACAGGATTAGATGATGATAACTCTCAAATAATAACCTTATCAAAGCTTGTATCTATCTACGTAGTCAATATGTACGAATCAATAGAAAGTAACTTCCCTAAAGAACAAGATCAAAGAGTAGCAGATGCAGTCTTAACACTTTTTAAATCTCGTCACGATTTAGAAATCTTTAGAAAAAAAGCTTTATACATATATATCCGAGAAATGACAGATTGTGAAACTCCTACACTTACTAAAGTAATATCAAAACTTAAAGAAGAGTTTTACAAACTATATAACATCTACCAAGAAGCAGGATACTATATTCAATAATATATCTTCAGATATTTATATAATAAATAGACTATGGGATTAGACACGACAATATTTGGAAAAAAGACCGTTTCTGATGTTTTAAAAGAAATTTACGACAATTCTAAGAATAAAGAAAAACAAATCAACGCTCTTATTGGAGAGTTAAAACCTCTTGTTGAGAACATAGGAGATGCAACTTTGGTTGTTCCTATGATTAAAGAGTATTTAGAGGTTGGAGTAAAGAATGATGAACATCTTATTAAAATGGTAGCACTTGTTCAAAGACTTGAAGGAGGAAAAGGTACTGAAACAGACTTTTTTAACCCAGAAGAGCTTGCAAAATTAATGGAACAGAGTGAAGAGCTAGGTAAACAATTAGATAAAAGAGACGAAGAGTAATGGCATTTACAGCACATTTAGGATCTAGTAAAGCCTCGGCACCAGCAGCTAAAAGTAAAGCAGCAAACTCCTCACAATACGGTAGGGTGGTCTCTATTGTACTTAGTGTAGATGATCCAAAATGTAAAGATGCTTCTATGATAAATGGGATATTCTACAGAATACCAGGTAAAGGAGCAAATGAAGATTCTACCGAAGGATTAAATTTTGCATATCAAGGAGATGTAAATATTAGAATAATCCCTATGGAAGGTGAGATTGTAGAGATACAAGCTAAACCAGCAGCAGGAGAAGGAGCAAAGCCAGGATCAACTACAAAGTACTGGACTAGTGTAATCCCCATCTGGAATCACCCACACCATAACGCAGCCCCAGACACAAGACAACCTGAATGGAAAAATAATCTTTTAGCAGGAGCAGTAGAACAGGCCACTATCAACCCTCTTCAAGCAAACCCAGGAGACGTAATAGTAGAAGGGAGATTAGGTCAATCTATTAGATTAGGAGGCTATAAAGGAACAGTACCGACTATAGTAGATGATGCAAATAACGGTAAACCTATTACTATTATTAGTAACGGGCAGATAGAAACCGATAACGGAAATGATTTAATACTAGAAGATGTAAATAAAGATTTTAACTCTATATACCTAGCATCAGATCATCAAATACCGCTTACATCTGCAAATACAAAAAGAGATTCTTATAACAACGTACCTGTAGCTTCTAATCAATACAGAGGTAATCAAGTAGTTGTAAATGGAGGAAGACTTTACTTTAATGCTAAGGAAGATAGTGCATTTATCTCTGCAAAAAATTCGATAGGGTTAAATGCAAATACATTAAATCTAGATGCTACAGATTACTTCTGTGTAGATGCAAAGACAATCTATCTAGGAAGAAAAGCAAGAACATCCGGAGGAGGTCAAAGAGAACCTGTAATACTAGGTAAGCAGTTAGAGAATTGGCTGAACGTATTACTAAGTAGTTTAGATGCTATAGCAAGTGCGATGACCTCTGCTTCTGCATTAGGAACACCAGTAACACAGTTAAACGCTGCAGGCCCTTCTTTAAAAGCCTCTATACAGTCTCTAAAAAAGCAAATTAAGCGAATCCAATCTAAGAAAGTTTTTACAGAATAATGGCAATAAAATCACAATTAGCAGGGATAGTAGCAAGACAAGTAGGAGCTCTACAAGGTAAGTTAACCAGTCAAGTACAGGATAGGGTACTTGAAATTGTTTCTAGATTTGCCAATCAATGTCCTCCTGATAAAGAGTTGAGAAAGATTATAAGAACTAGAGATAATTTATTAAAATCTATAAATGGATTAGAGAAAAGGTTAAACACTTTTAAATCTTTAGCAAATAAGTTAGGACCTGCTATTACTGCAGCTAAAATAGCAATAAAAACTATAACATCACTACCAACACCGACAGCAATAATCCCCCCAGGAAGCCCAGGAGGTATAGGAGTCCCTTTTTCTGCATTAACAAAACTTAGTGATAGGCTTATATTTCTAGATAAATTACTTGACTCACTAGAAGGAGATAAAGAAGGTATACTAGGGGTAATCTCTTCAGTATCTGCAACAATAACCAGTCTTAAAGATAGATTAAGAATTCTAGATAGTGCTATTGAAGCATGTAGTAAACAATCACCAGATCTATCAGGAATTGTAGCACAAGCACAACCTAAATCGAATACAGGTACAGAAGGAACCCCGTTAGACAATAAATACTACTACAAAGGGTATGAACTAGCAGTATTACAGGATCCAAACTCACCAGCAATAGCACCAAGAAGGTATGCAGTAGCAAAAGATAATAAAGGTACAGTAGTATTAAAAGGGCAATCTTCATTTAGTTCTGATACACAAGTCCTATTGGATGAAATTAAATTTAGAATAGATAATCAATTACCATAACATAACTATTTATTAATATGAAGTTAGATTTATTAAAAAAATTAATAAAAGAAGCTGTAGGGGAAGCAGTAAGAGAGGAGTTATCAAAGATTCTCTCGGAAGATGTGAGACCATCTCAACCTGCTAGACCATCTGTAATGAAATATGAAAATTACAAACCAGTTACAGCAAAACCCATACCGACAGGAGATCCTATAATGGACCTATTAAACGAAACCAGAGCTACAATGACATCAGCTCCAGATTCTGGGTATAGACCAGATATATCATCTATGATACAGGCTCCTGGATTAGGAATGGAATCAATGATGGAAGACAATTTTGCAAGACCGGAGGTAGGTATAGATTTATCTCAATTAGATTTTGTAAAAAATGCAGGAGCAATATACAAAGCATCAGTACAGAAAGATAAAGAAAGATTTGGAGCATAATGGCATTTAATATAGCAAAAATAAATCCTTTAGATTTACAGCCTAGAAAAGCAGTTGGGGTTAGCATACCTTTTTCTTCTAGAGCTGTATTTAACTCTACCTATACAACTCAAGATGCATTAAAATCTAATTTAATTAACTTCTTACTAACAAATAAAGGAGAGAGATTCTTAAATCCAAATTTTGGAGCTGACTTAAGAGCACTGCTTTTTGAACAAATGACACTAGAGGTTAAAGATACAGTAGCATCAGTTATTAGATCAGGGATAAGAGACTGGTTTAGTAACGTTAATATAGAAGCACTAAACGTAACAGAATCTCCAAACTCTAACACTATTACAATCTATATGAAATATTCTGTAGATTATACAAATATACAAGACGAATTGTTAATAAACTTTCAACAGTAATGGCCCAAGATAGAGATATAAAATATGTAAATAGGGATTTTAGTGATTTTAGATCACAGTTAATCGAGTACGCAAAGAATTACTTCCCAGATTCTTACAATGACTTTACTCCTTCCTCTCCAGGAATGATGTTTATAGAAATGGCTGCATACGTAGGAGATATTTTATCTTTCTTCCAAGATACTCAATTACAAGAAACTTACATACAACACGCTAAAAACCCTGCAAACCTATTCAATCTTGCTTATATGATGGGTTACCGTCCAAAAGTAACTACAGCATCTGAAGTAGATGTAGAAACATCTCACCTAGTAGATGCAATACTATCACCAGGAGGGAGTATAGGTCCAGACTGGTCTCAAGCCTTGCAGATACCTTCTAATACTAAGTTAAAATCAACATCAACAGGTCAAGTAAACTTCTACATAGATAAGCCTATAAATTTTGCTCTTTCAAGTTCATACGATGATACATCAGTAACTGTCGAAACTCTAGATGCACAAGGGGTACCTCTTTTATATAGATTAACAAAAACTGTAAAAGCTTATTCTGGAGAAATAAAAACAGCAACAGAGGTAGTTACTTCTGTAGAGAAGTTTAAAACAATTACAATAGATGATACAAATATAATTGGAGTGTTATCTATTACAGAAAATAACGGAAATACAGTTTGGTACGAAGTTCCTTTCTTAGGTCAAGATACAATCTTTGTAGACGATGTAAACACATCTAATGATAAAGGAAGTGTACCTTATTTACTATCTCTTCAAAGAGTCCCAAGAAGGTTTACAACAAGATTCTCTTCAACAGGACAGCTACATATACAATTCGGAGCAGGTATAGCAGGACAAGATGACTCAATAATAACCCCAGATCCAACCAATGTAGGATTAGGATTAACACCAGGAGGAGTAAATAGGATAACCTATGCATATGATCCATCTAACTTCCTATCAACCCAAGCATACGGACTTGCACCTTCCAACACCACTTTAACAATTAAGTACTTAGTAGGTGGAGGAGTATCGGCAAATATCCCTGCAAATACATTAACAAATTTAGTAGGGTTTGGATCTACACCAACAGGTAATACAACTACCTTAACTTTCAATAATCCATTAGGAGCAGATGGAGGTAGGGATGGAGATACTGTTGATGAGTTAAGACAAAACTCTTTAAGAGCATTTAACGAACAAGGAAGAGCTGTTACTTTACAAGATTATGCAGTTAGGTGTTTATCAATGCCTCCTAAGTATGGATCTATCGCAAAAGTACACGCAGTACAGGATGAGTTAACTAACCCTAACTTAAAGGTAGACAGTATAATAGATAGTAATCCACTATCACTATCAATATATACTCTAGCTTATGATTATAATAAAAACCTCGTCATATCTTCTAATGGCTTAAAAAACAACTTGAAGAAGT